TGTAGGACTCGCACTAGGTGAAGCATAGGTATTAGCATGAGATAAAATCATGACATATGAGTTACCAGAATCGGCACTATCCCATGTATTTAAATCAAGCGTAGCTTTATGTGCGGTTGTTTCTGCAGTAAAAGCAACATTAGCATCATTTATTAAAACTTTTGAGGCGGTTGCCGTTAAAGTTCCAACATTAGCCTGAGTTGCTCCCGTGGCCATAGGTGAAACACAAATTTGCGATGTGGTAATATTATCAAAAACATCGGTAGATGAAGGTGTAATATTAGCGGTATGCAAAGTTTTGTGAACTATTTCTTCAGTAGCAGCTGCTGTACCAGTGACGGTATGAGTAACGTTTGCTAAGAAATCTTTAACTGTGAGTTTCTTGTTCACAGGTGATCCACTTGGATCATCTATAATATGAAGTAAATCTTCGGACGCCGCTTCTGACGCGGGCGTTAACGCGGTTATTTTCTTATCAGCCATTTTTCTCCTTGCTGGCTTTTGCGGTGGGACTCACCACCAGTTAAAATCATGCTGAGAATCGCTCTTGCGAAGGGTCTTTTCTCAGACATCCAAATATTTATGATACCAATCCTAAGCGTTCTAATTCATCTATAATGTCCGCGGCTGTTGTTGCCCCGGCAATGAAAGTAGAATTAGCTGCAACGGGAGCAGTACCATAAAATCCAACTATATCGGTCGCGCTTCCTATTTGTACGCCACCTCTGAATCTCATTACTGTAGTATTAGCAGAAATATACATATCTTTTTCGACACCATCTTCGAGTGCCATATCAATACCAGATTCTAATTGCATATTTCCGGTTTCAGAAAAGTTACTAGTAAAAGAACCATTTTCTGGAACGCTATCTTCTATTAATAGACTGCCTTGAAAATCTATTCTTGATTCTATCAAACCAACAAGTTGCCATCGATCAGTTATCTTATGTCCGACTACTGTATCAAATTTAATACTGATACCATTAGCGAGAGCTTGATCAGTTCCGTCAATATCAACAGTCGTCGCACCAGATGAAGTATCTCCATCTCTCCACCATTTAAAAGTATCATTGGCAGTTATGGAAGTACCATCAATTTCAACATGCCAACACGAATTTTCTTCTAAATCTAAAGTTCCTAAAACAACTGTTAAATCATTTACCTCACCTTTTATTATTTCAGGCTGTAAAACAGTTTTGGAATTTCTTAAATTTATGTCTCTAGCAACATTTGTATCAGCGCGCGATTGAATTTTATTAGCAACACTTCTTGTGGTTTTATCCGTAGATAAAGCTGATAATAAATTATCTAACCTTATCTTTTTATTAACCGGATTACCAATTGGATCATCTACTATGATTAATAAATCTTCGGAGGTAGGCGATGCATGAGTATCTAAAGCTGGTATAGTTTTGTCTGCCATTTATTTCTTCGATTCTGTTTCAAGTTCTTTCAGTTCGGGTACTTCAACGTCCACAGATTCAGCTGTCGTTAAAATATCATCGCAAGCACTGATTGCACCTGCGTAAGCTTGTATATTAGCTTTTGTTTGCTCAACTTCTTGGAGCTGCTGCGAAAGCTGTTTTTCAAACTCGACTTTCGCAGCTACATGTTGATTGCGTTTTTCAACAATTGTGCTCACATTTATATTTTCAATATATTCCATAATTTAATTAATTATTAAGCAACTGTAATTTGTGAATAACCTATTGCTGTTTTAGCTGCTGCGGTTAACCTACCTGAAGCTAATTCTATAGCTGTTCCAGATACTGCATCGGCTAAATCTGTTCGATTACCCATTGCTACATTAGCTGCAAGATCATAAGTTGTTGCTTGTGAACTTGTTGCTGTAAATCTTAACACATTTCCTGATACTCCATCAGCTATTGCTGTTCCGGAAATATGTGTGACTGTTGCGGTTACGTTTGAACCAGCTCCTGCTGTAAGTAACAGAGTTGCTGCTGATCCGGCTGTATAAGTTAAACGTTCGTCATAGGCAATTTCAAATACGATATTACCTGCAGAACCGTGTGCTGTAGAAGTCACAATTCTATAATTTGACATTGTTGGATGTTTCAATCCTACGGCTGCAGTTGCACCAGCGAGACCGCCAATTGCAACTAAAATTTCTGGTGCGTCACTTCCCGGAAGTTTCGTTTCCCACCCTCGATTAGTTGCGTAGACACCAGTTTTGTCATACGTATGACCTGCCGAATCGGGCAACCATTTAGGTTTATTGTCTGCCGCATCGTGAGTTGTTCCCCATAAAGGCATTTTGTTCTCCTTGATTTGTTAGTTATTTAATATTTATAATAATTTTTTAAATTCGTTTATAGATATTGTATCTATATTAGAAATTTCTTTATTAAAACACCATTCTTCCTGAACATGAATAAAGTCAACTTCAGGAAAGTGATCTGTAAATATTACTTCAAAATTCTGAATCCATCCTTTTGCCTTGACCGGCAAAGCATAACTCGGAGCATAACAATAAGTATCTTTATATATATTATTTACTTTTCCATTATTTATGTTAAAATCAAAACCCATTAAATAAACCTTTTCCGGTTTTTCATTCTCACAACATAACCAGGTTGCAAGAGGTCCTGAATCTAACAAAGGTATATGTTTTAAATCATCTACTACGTTTATCTTATCTTCTTCTGATACCCATGTAAACCAATGACATGGCTTTTCCTCCAAATCCATTGTATGTGTATCATCATGAAAAACTCTACTAATTTCTTGACCATAATAAGCAAATTTGAAACTGGTATTTTCATTCTCAATAACTTCAATGTCAGGTGATACTGTTGACCTTAAAACCGGATACATATCAGAATCCAGTAACTGAAAATTTCTAAACCAACATTGATGTAACTTAGGATAATCAGAAGTAACAAGTTCATGTAACATCTTATTATCTATGCATATAAGATTAGTTGGAACCCAATCTCTATACATCGCATTACAACCATATGTTATATGGTTTAATAATAAATCTAAATTAAAGTCTTTACGACTTTCACCGTTCCCTATCACTACATACATAACTATATTTTACTATACGGCTGGATTAATCCTAACTCCCAAAGGTTCTGCTACTCTAGGTGATGCATATGAATAAGCATCTCCAACCCTAGTAATTTGTCCTGCTTGAACCATATCATCTAAGAGTTTCTGCACAACTGTTGGACTACATCTTAATGTTCTAGCAATAGTTGAAGCAGAAGCGGGTTCATCGGAAACAGCAAATTCAGCGCCAACTGGTTCACCATCGATACTAGCATAAGAACTTCGGAACAATTCTAAAACTTGATCTTGTAACGAAGTATCTTCATTTGTTTCAGATATTTTGTTCTTAAATTTTCGAACAAATGCTACTCCTGTACTTTCTTTCATTTTCTCCTCTTCTGGTTCCATTTTTATTTTATTATTAATTTTACCATTTTCTTTTACTTTGGATTCATCTTCATCATCTTCTTTCTTCATTGCTTTAGAAACTGCTTTCCTTTTTTTATGTAAAAATTTATCAGAATCATCTGCATCACCATCATTATCAATATCTTTATCTTTACGATTTTTAAACTTCTTTTGAACAGCATCCGGTTGAACTGCATCTAATCCTTCGCCATCATCATCCTTATCATTCTTATTAGTTTCTTTAGTTATTATCGGTTCTACTGGTTGCCTCTTACCTAGAATTTCTTTGGCTTTTTCATAAGCTAATTTTTTAATTTTTTCTTTAAAAATTCTACGTCTAGCATCGAGTCTTTCGGGTGTTTGATCTTCAAAGTCTTCAACCATTTCTCCGTCTGGATCATAACTTCCGCCAAGTAAAGCAGAACCAACCGCACCTAATACTTTTCCTCTTGTTGATGTCGCCGCGGCCTTTTTAAGACCAGGATCATCCGCTAACTTTGCTTGAGCCATTTTCTTTCTAGCTCTTTCTTTGGCTTCCCCATCCATTCTTTTCTGTTGGGCTTTGTCTGCATTAGCTCCAACTGCAGTTCGTCCCTGATCGGCGCTAGTTTGAACTTGTTTTGTTTGTTGAGTTTGAGCTGTTTGTTTTGCCTTTTGATCTTTTACGGCTTTATCTGCGATTTTAGCTGCATCCGATTTCACAGTCCGAACTCCGGCAGTTTTGACTGCTTGTGAGGGTCCGGCAGCGAGGTCCTTTACGCCCCTCTTTACAGCACCTCCAATTTTTTGCAACAGGCCCGGTTTTTGTTTAGCTTTCAGTGATATTATTCTTTCTTTCTCTGCATCAATATTTGCTAAATTATCCTGATGTGTCTGCATTGCATCGGCTTTACGTGTCAGTTTATCTGATTTGTTTTGAGCCCTACCAGATGCTGACATCCAATTCGGTAATTCTGCCAACACTTCCTCATCTTCTAATTGATTTATAAAAGTCGCGAATGAAGTTTGTTCATCTTCATTAAGTGAATTATACATTTCGATGACCTCGTCAACAACTCGTTCGGTTATATCTGAATCATCCGTAATCATTTGACCGCAAGCTTTTTCTAAATCTTCTAATTCACATTCATCTGCTAATTTTTGAACTTCAGGTGAAGGAGCATCAATTGTTCCCATTTTAGTAGCATAAGCAAGAGAAACTAATCTGCGCTCTGTATTTTTAATTAACCTCTCACCAATTTCTCCCCATGTTAATTCATGATATTTTTTATACATTCCTTCAAGAATAAATTTATGAGAAGGAATTTCACATGTATCATATCCCTCTGTTTTCATTTTTTTCATAACCGAATTAGCAACTTTTTGGTCGGTCATTAGTACCATCAAAACACTTTGTCGTGCTTCTTCTGACATCTTATCTAGATAAGGTGCTAATTTATCATAATCTTTTTTAGATACTAACGTAGCAGCACCTTCGATTGAGAGTCTGTCTTTTCCTCTAACAGCTTTGGCTAATTCTTTAATTTGTTTAGCTATTCCTTTTGATGTGGGTAGTTCTTTTGATTCTATTTTCATTTCTTGATCACACCATCCACAATGTTCTTCGATATCATGATAATTATTAAATACCTTTTTAGCCCATTCCATATTTGTTACTGTATCTTGTTTCTTGGAAAAATCAGGCTCTTCTATTCCTTTTATCCTCTTCTTCAAATTGTCATCTCTGTAATCTTTTTTATTCAAACTTTTTTTCTGCTTCAGTCTTTTTTCATCAACTGGCATCCAACTTTCTTTTTTAGCGTACCAGTCGTCCTTTCTCCTCTCTTGGTCGCTTTTTGGAGCCGTAAATGGAACTTTTTTCTTTACAGGTGCTTTTTTGTGCATTTGAGGATTTGCTTTTTTGTGATCTGCATAAGCATCATCTCCTTTATACCAGGCAGCCCGGACATCATCTTGATAATCTTCCGATTGTTGCTTTTCCCTCTGGGCTTGTGCCTGATCGGATGTTGGCCCAGCGATAGAGACTTTTCTTACTCCGCCTTGCTGAGTTTGAAGTTGTTTTTTCTTTGATGCTTCAGCTGCTTTTGCTCGTGCTATAGCAGGATCCATTGCCATTGCTTCAGCTGCCTCTATAGCCTTAGTAATTGCTTTTCTTTTCTTATGTAGAAACTTATCAGAATTGTCTTCATCTCCATCTTTGTCTATATCAACATGATCATCATCTGAACGATCTTTCCAATCCTGTTTAACTGCATCTTTGTCCACAGGAGCGAGTTTTTTCTCTCTAATCATTCTAACATCTTCAGCGGTTACCGCGCTCCAATTTGCGGGATAATATTTTGACCAGTCCATCATTTGCTCCTACTTGCAATTATTTTCGAAAGAATTTTATTATGTCTTTCAGTTTGATTTAATCTTTTTTTATCTTGTTCGAGTTTAAACTCCTCTTCGGGAGTTAAATTCACGATATATTGTCTATATTTATCTGTTCCTAATTCTAACTGGCGACCTTCGGAAGCACGATTTTTATTCCATTCTTTTAAACCAAGAAGATTTTGCAATTTATCACTAACTGGCACTTCAAATTCAACTTCATCTACAGGAAGAATATCTACCATTTCATGTAAATATGAAAAATCTGTCTTATTAAAATCAACCATTCCAGATTGTTCATCTAATATTGTTATATAATCAGTTGTCTTTTTAATAAGACCTCTTAATTTTGAAAGTTCCCAAAGTTTTACTTTTTCCGTTATTAATTCATAAATTCCAAAAAATTCTTGACATTCTTTTAAACATCCTTTAATATAAGCTATTTCTTGAGTATGATATGGCAAAGTTTTTATATAGTCAAATATTTTAGTAGCTCTCTTATCTACACAAAATGTCTCTCCTTCAAATTCAACATGTTCCATCCATAAACTCTCTTTAACATCGTCATCGTCATCGTCCATAGGTGGATACTTCACCGGTTTCATCTTTGGCATAGTGCTAGAAATAAAATCAGCTGCACCCTTTTTTTGTTGTTTTGGGGTTAAACCTTTAGGCATTGGTGGCAACTTCTGCGGTCGTTTTATGCTCGTATTAAGCACTTCCGTAGTACTGAGTTTTTCTTTTATTTGCTTTTCCATAACACTAAGTTTCATTTGTTTTCTTAATAATTGATATAGACTTCTTTTGTCTCTTTCACTTAAAGTATCGGGTAAACCAGTCTTAAATGCATCGAAATCGCTATCTACAGCAAGAGATCTTAATTTAGATGCAGACATACCGGAAGCATCATCCGCGTCCGGATCTCTTTCCCCGGCACTTTCTATATCTATTTTTTTAAAATCATAAAAGCCATGTGGCTTATCTTCAACACCATTATATTGAGACAAGAGCTTTTTAAATTCATTTATCCTATCACTTCCGACAACCATAATGATTTGTTCATATCCCTCATCATGTAATAATGAAGCAGCTTTCATAACATCATTAGGTTGATCTTTGGAATATTTGAAAATGTCTTGTCCTCTTGGTTTAAACATTTTCTTCATCCATTTGACTTTATTTTTATAATCTAATGGATTTTTTTTCGAATCTTGAGAAGAACTTAAAAAAACAAAAGCGTCTGCCCGATTTCGTTTAGCCACAGTTTCAATTTTATTAACCAAAACTTCATGTCCAACCGTAGGGGGATTGAATCGACCAAATGTAAATACAGCAGTTTTTAATGTTCCTTCCCGCAATTCGGTAAATGTTGTCATTTATCCTCTTCTCCGGGTTTGACAATTTTGTTCGGAGTTCTATTACTAGTAATCATTGACGCATAAGTATCTTGAACAGATTTGTTCGCGCTCTGTTCCGACATGTCTCGAATTTGTTCTTTAGAATATTTAAATCCTTTAGATTTTTTATCTGCAATTCTTTTTACAGATTGTGCCAAATCATCATAATCCCCATCGAAAGGACCATCACCAAAATAATTATGTTTATCAGCCATTATATTCTCCTCTTATTGTGATTAATCTCACTGCAGTATTTATATTTTAAAATTTGAAATTTTTCCTGTATCTTCTACCAGCTGTCCCGGTCTACCCTAGCATCTGAAAATTCTTCTATCGCATCAAAAAAACCTTGCATCATATAAGGTAATTTGGGTTGCCTTCTACCAAACTTTTCCATATATTCTTCAAATACTTGAGCCAATTTATTTTTAGCCCTATCTGGTGCTGCATCAATACAATCACCGAGAGCCTTAATCATTTTATCAGAATCCTTAGATTCATTCAATGCAGTTTCTTTTACAAAAATAGGTCTCATTGGTCCCACTCCTTTTCTGCGGTGAAATTTATTCTACTAAATTCCATCCTGTTAACTAATTTTAAACCTTTTTGATTATCAAAGGTATCAATGGCAACAAACCCTTCCGGCTTAGTCACTCTATACCCTGAAGAAGTTTTTATAAAAGTATTAGTTATTCCTTTTACTTCTTCTAATTTTTTAACTATAAAAAGTTTTATATTGTTTATTAATGACATTAATCGAAATATGATCTCTATTTGATCCATAGAACCATTTAAAGTTTTCATATATCCATCAACAGTCATTTGTTTTCTTTGTCTACCTCTTTCGGACTTTAACTTCCCAACTTCTTTCTGCATTTTATTCTCAATCCACTTAACACAATCTTTTGCTGATCGTTTATAGTTATCAACAAATTCACCTTCTCTAACTTTTGTGTTCATGAATGTTTTAATGTGCGTTCTAATAATATTATCTTTTGATATATTATCTAAAAATCTTCCATTAACTTTATTAAAATCTTTTCCTAATTCAGAAAGCATTCCGGTTACTTTAGTGGTATCTGATTGAGTAAATGTTGCTGAACCACTTAAATCAGTAAAATCAGCATTTACTGCCCACACATCTCTATGAGAAGACCATAGATTTATATCTGCCCCAAATTCTGCTCTAAGATCGTTTAAATCGTCGGCACCAGTTGTTCTATATGTTGTATGAAAAACAATCCCAACTTTAGCAGCAATAATTTTTTTAGCTAATTCAGTATTTAATGGAACAGCATATGTTATAGTATTAGGTGTAAAAGTAACATACTTTTCTTTATCAATTGTTTTAATTTTTTTATCTTTATTATCTGTCCAAAGAACATCTCCATGGAATATATTTCCTGGTATATTTAATTTGGGTAAATGTTCTAAAAGAGCAGACATTTTTGGATGTAAAGGTCCGCCACCAAAATGTTCATCTACGTCTGATTGTGTAAAACAAGGTTTCCTCATTGATTTATAATCAACGAAAAATTTTCCATTAGGATGAATTCCTGCTACCGCGGCCGGTGCACCATCCCATTTAACTGTAACATTAACAGCTTCTTTATTATTACCTGCTAACATATCTCTTAAAGATCTTAAAAAATTAATAGCACCTCTGGTACCATTAACTCCTCCATTCAACACCTCATCTTCGAGATGTTCCATATGAAGATTCTTACCTGAAGCTTCTATAAGAAATTGTTTGTAAGATTTCATAAAGTTTTCGCCCACTTCTTAAAAGCTATACCAAATGTTATATCTTTTCTATCTCTCATACCTAAATCTTTCTTATGAGCGAAGTATCTTTTTAAACCCTCTTTGGTTTGTGTTTTAATAAGGTCTAGATTTTTAAGAACCTTTACAGCAGTATTAATAGATTCTAATCCTAAGGTTTTTCTATGTTTAACAGTAAAATTCTTTTTAGGCATATTTTTAATTGCATGGTCTAAGGCGCTCCTTAAATCTTTAAGTTCTTCAATTTTTTCTACATCGCCTGGAACATCTGTTGATATTGGTTGTGCTTGAAATGGTTGTGCTATAATTCTAGTAGAAGCTCCGCCTTCTTTCTGGCCACCTCCTGCCCACATTAAATGCCAATCTGAGTCCCAATTATTTCTATTTTTAAAGAAGTGCGCATGTCCATCAAACGAGATAGTAGCACCTGATTTTTTATTAAATAAAGTCACCCAATCAAAACCGTGCGCTTCATATTGTTGATAAGCTGCTGCACACCAATTTTGTAAAAAGATATTTGGATTAGTGAAACCATCTTTAACGACTTTATTAAATTTATAAGAGGTGGTAATTCCCATACAAGCATCACATACATCTGTATATAATTTCTCACATGCTTTATCTGCTTGAAATTGTGTTCCACCATGTTTAGCTTTATATAATTCTGTAAACAACTTACTAGCATCAGATAAAGCTTTAGGCATCCTGGCTTTGCCATTTCTTAACATGAGATCATCAAGATCTTTTTCTTTTAAAACTTTTCCTAAATCCTTAAACGCATCTTTAAAAACTTCTTTGCCAATATTAAACTGTGAACTTGTTCCTAAATGGCCCCCATCTGACTTCATTTCAATATTAAGACCTCTTCCTAGATAAGCATCACCTTTATCTTCTGCATCTCCTTTTGCGCCAGTATCTGTTGCTAAAATAAAAAGTAATTCACCGGGACCAATATTTGCATTATGTACTTTTGGTGTCCAATTCACTAGTTCGGAATACATCTTACTCATAATCGGATATGCTGAGGTAATATAATTCATTGCATTAGCAACCTTACCACTACTACCTTTTACTAAGCCTTTAGCATCAAAAGATTTACCGTCTAAAAACTCTTTTAAAAAGTCAAACTGTTGTTCAACGTTTTCACCATATTTGTTTATAAATGCAATAACACCCCGTGTAACTTCATCTCGGCCCATTATGATTTTCTTTTTATCACATGCTTCATGAATCATTTTTTCCATTACAGGAACGGCCATGGCATTTATAGCCTTTAATAGATCTTCATCATTATCTATTTCATCTATCATATTCAAAACTTTGGATTTAAGTCTAGCATTAACTGCTTCATTAATCCAATCTTTCATATCACCTTTTTTTCGCTCTTTTTCGCTCATAATGCGATCTAGTATACGTTCGCCAATAATATGTGCTTTGAATGTTTTCAAAGGGATTTCCCTTCCCAGGAACCCTTTGCCCATTTATCCATAGTCTTCTGAATATCTTTGGCTAAGGCTTTAACAGACTTGGCATCGGCACTATCCATTTCAGCTGCATTACGAGCCCATCTCGCTATTCTATTTGCACGCGAAGCAACTTCTTCCATACTTTTCACTGCCAATTTACTTATGGCTGCTTCCTCTAGAACTTCCTTAGCTGCGTCGTGTAGATCTTGTATTTTTTCCATGGTTTCCCCTCAAAATAGTTTTATAATCTTATTTATTGTTTTTAAGATATCCGAATTTCTTTTCGGTAAGTTGTAAGAATTGTTTAAAAATATTTTGTTCTTTTATTTTAGAATATCTCATAAATGCTTCACAACTTGTTTTTGGTTTAGCATAAAGATACATATCAAAGGCGAGTTCAGAACTATACGCATCTATTTCAAATGGGTTTGAAAAATAATCATCATATTTGTTTTGTTGATCATCAAATTGTAAAGAATGAGTTAATTCGTGAATGTAGGTGAGAGTGAATTGTTGTTTATATTTTTCCCAAACGGATTCAGGAATAAATAATTGTTGTGTATATAGTTCTGGTGATAAATTAATTGTTATTTCTAATTCAGATTCTGAAAAATGTTCTTCGGGAACATTAGCAGCTCCATCGAAAGTCATTTCATATAAGGCATGATCCAAATCTTTTCGTATATTAACATAACAAGAAAACCCTAGTTCATCTTCTAATATTTCTTCTGTTTTATTAGCACATTCATGCCAGAGTTTAATATAGCGATTTGTTTTTGTATTATAAGAATTTTTAAATTCCTTAAAAGCTTGATCTATACAACCTAATGAATCTTTAATAAATTCTAAATCATTCATATTGAAAATTCCCGAAGTCAGCCTTATTTCTGTGTCTATTATCAGTAGAGATATCAAACAATGGTTCATCATCTTGTCCGCTGTCCGATATGTCTTCTTGAGCTCTTTGATCGACATCATAAAGTCTCATTTTACTTCTATCTACTCCAATAACAAACTTTCTATAAGATGTAGGATCATTATATCTGTTTTTCAATTGTTTTACAAGCATTTGATTTAATTCTTCCATTTCTTCAGAAGATATAAGTGCGAACATGAAGTCAGCAGTTGCTGGTAAACCAAAACTCTCAGATGTATCTTCTAAACCAATATCTGTACTTGTAAACCCTGATCTGGTTGTTTGGGTTGCAGACATAATCGGAACATTATATTCTACAGCTAATCCTCTTAATTCTTCAGCAATAGATTTAATATATGTGTATGAATTAACATTGGATCCTGCCTTTATTCTAGAAGATGTACAAATGTTTAAATAATCTATGAATATTATATCGGGAACAAAATTACGTTTCAAGTTTAATTCACCTAATAAATTTTTAAAATGCATAGCGCCGGCAGATGCAGTAGGATATTCTTTAATAATTATTTTACCATTGGTTTTTCCTTTGAGTTTATCTATTTTCTTTTTATACATATCTCTAGGAATTTCTTCTAATTGACTCATAGGAATATCTAAAAGATTCGCATCAATTCTTTCAGCGATCCTTTCTTCCGCCATCTCCATGGTGATGTAAAGAACATTTTTATTAATAGAAAGACAACTAGCGGCTTGATGACACATGAATAAAGATTTACCAACTCCAGTTCCTGCTAAACAAATATTTAAAGTCTTCTTAGGTAAACCCCCTTTTGTAATTTTATTAAACAACTCGAGATCGAATTCAAGTTTTTCTTCTACTCTATGATAAAAATCAAATCTATTGTCCGCGTCTTCAATAAAATCGTGTCCTATATGAGGATCAAAAGAAACAGCTAAAGCTTCTGATAAAACAGTGGGAATTGCTCCTTTAGATAAATGAGTCTTTTCATTACCTTCAAGAATTGCGATAGCATTCACTACAGCATTATATATTGCTTTATCTTGACAAAATGTTTCTGATTGTTCTAAAAGCCAGGGTGTGATGTCTTTAGAATCACTAGGCTTCTCTAAAGTATTAATTATTTCATTAGATTTAGTATATTCTGTTTCATGTATACCATCTAATTGATCTAAATCTATTAATAAACTTTGTTTGGTTGGTAGGTCATTATGCTTTAAAATATATTCTTGAATTAATTTAAAAACTATCTTTTCAGATGAATCTTCAAAATATTCAGATTTTACGTAAGGAACAACTTTCCTCGTAAAATTTTCATTATGTATTAAATGTGATAGTATCAGGCGTTCTATCCGTGGCGTCATTAGTTTTTACTCCTTCCTTTTCACTCTCTTCTTTATATCTGTCCCATAATAATTTAACTAAAATTTCTCCAATCATATATTCAAACTCTACGCCTTCTTCATCGGAATGTTCTACACCCTGTAATTCTGGTGGAACAAGAATAACATCGTATTCATATTTCGCATTACTTTCTCCCTTTTCATCCGGTGGCGCTACTTGAAACTTCCCTAATTTTATAATAGTTCCTTTAAAAGGGCCCGCATTTAATTCAACACACATTTGAGACACATCTTCAGGATGTTCAGGATGAGGAACTAAATTATAATAACCACCAATTCTATTATAATCTTCCTTTGTTAATTCATTACTCATTTAGTTCTCCTTCTGGAATCCATTGCATCGTTTCTTCTTCTCCTGTCCACCTAGCAGAAACTACTGGCCGGGTTCCCCAAGCTCTAAGTACTGCTTCTTCGCCCCCGCGACATATCATTTTTGATCCGTCTTCTAATGTTAGTTCTACTACTTTAACTTTCTCTACTATCATCCTCTGGATCCAGTTCTTCAGATATTCCTATTTCACCATATAAAAATTCTTTTCCAGCGACTTCATCTAATTGATCAAGAAGATCTTTTGTAAAATATTTTGTGGGATTTTTAAGCATGGTTTTTAGAAAAACCTTTTCTCCATCAGGCATTTCTAATCTAGTAGAAACTTTTTTAAAGATTTCATACTTCTCTGCTAATTCTGCTAATCCATAATATCTATTCAATCCTTCTTTATATGTAAGAAGGACATCCACCATTTTATGTTCTTTTGTGAGTCTTGATTTATAAGTTCTACAATGAATTATTTGACCAATAACTTCTGTTCCGTCTTTTTCTTTTTTCTTGGAAAGAAAAACAATAGAAGATGCAGCATAATGTAAGCCTGTTCCCCCACCCATAATTTTTTGAGGAAACAATGTCCCTATTTGATCATATGTGTGATTAGTAACAACAAGAGGTACTTTAGCTTTACCACCTAATAAAGTTAAAACCCTAAATGTACCTTTAACCATTTGTGCTCTGGTCATATCTCTGGTCTCTTTGCCGTCACTAATATCTTCCATTTCTTTAGTAGTAGACAGATTGCCTAATGAATCAAGACACATCATCATTGGAGGACGATCTTTTTCGGGTTCTTCTAAATGTTTTTCTAAAATTTTAATTGCTTGTGTTCTGAATTCTTGAACTGTTGCAACAGGAAGGATAATCATGCGCTTAGAATCTATTCCACGCATTTCAATCATATCTTTGGTTAGGGCAGATTCACTTTCAAAATATATAACCCCGCCAGTAGGATTATCTGCGAGAAACTGTCTGACGCAGCCCAAAACGAAAAAAGTTTTACCTGTTGAACTTTCGCCAGCAAATGCTGTAATTTTATTTGAGGGCAATCCTCCATAAATGCTTCCTGATAACTGTGCGTTTAAAATATACGAACCGGTATCAATAAAACTTTCAACATCTCCGGCTTCAACACCATCGCTCACTTTAGAACCATAAGTGTTATCAGCCACTTTCAACATTTCTCCAAAATAATCACTCATAAAACCTTTTCAATTAATCATCATACATTATAATATAATTTAACATAATAATCAAGAAAAAAGGGGGGCAGAATTCGGCTCCCCCTTTTACATAACTAGTTATGACTTGGAATAAATTCCCCAGAGTACCCATATAGCAATTAATCCGACAAAACCTTCTTGTCCTAATTGTTTTACAAGTGCTACAACAGAACCCACGATATCAATTCCGATAAACGGTAAAGCTGCACCAAAAATAATCTGAAGAACTACGCCCAAAGCAATAACTGCCAAACCAAGTTCAGTTAAACTTCTCATCCAACCGAGTGCCTTATCTAACATATATAACTCCTCTATTTTATATTAATCTCTCACCACTAATTATACATAATTTCGGTAGCTAAGCTTATTCCGAACTACCTTCATTACATATTTATCAAATTCTCTATACTAAAAACGCTTCTAGAGAACTTGTTTTTTCAGGAGACCATCCAATTACTTTTAATATTTCATTCAAAGGCCCCCTAAAAGACTTTTCAAATTGTTTATCATAATCAATATAATCATGAAGCCCGAACTCTTCGGGTAAACCTTCCATCATGGCTATGACACCATCTCTAATAGGATTAGGTTGTTTCAAATAAACAAATTTAATCTTTTCCCCTTCTTGAATAAGAGGATACTTATTTTGCAATTCATTTTGTTTCAGAAAATGATTATACAAGCGTGTTGCTTTTACATGAACAGGTGTTCCTTTAGCATACAAATTTGTACCACCATTATATTTTTCAATCCCTTTAACAGATCTAGGGAACGCAATATTTTCAATAGGTTCTTTTTCAAACTGTTTTCTAAAATCTGCAATAAACTTTTGTATAGCTTCTTCATCGTGATTAATAATAATATCAAAAGATTTTTTTAATTTATCTCTACAAGATGTTGGTGTTGATGATTTAACGGATTCAATACCCATAACCTTGATTCGTGGATTTGCATACCTAACTCCTTCATTATCATGAACATTAAGAATATAATGTTTCTTTCCTGTCCAAATACCTTTATCAGCAAGGATCTCTCTTTTCATAAACATCTTCTGACCATAAGCATTCATATAATTTGCTAGATCTGAATATCCGTTATCGATTACTCCTTGTAGTTTTTCCTCACATACTTTATCTAAAAAATTTATTACTTTAGTTGTATCCGGCTCTTCAGGGAATACTTTTTTTACTAATCCATCTAAAGTAATGTAGAGGGAGTCTGTATCCGATGCAAGAACATAATCAACCTCTTCTGTTTCCATAACTTGATTAAGATAATTATTGACCACTGTTTCTGCCCAACGAATACTGAGCTGTCCTCCCAATGTAATAGCTTCAGATATTCTTAAATCAAAAAATCTAAAATACGGATTTCCAAAAGCGCCATAAACACTATTAAGCATTAATTTCATAGCGGTCTGTTTATTACCAAATGAATCTGCTTCCTTTTTTAATTTTTCTATCTCGACTGGATCTGTTTCTTTTTCTAATTTTTTCTTAGCCGCGATTTCCTTCTTTTTAAAGATAACTCTATTATCATATTTTTCCTGCATTATTCTTGGTAAAAATCCTTGTTCATCTTTTCGAAATCCTTGCCCATTAGGAGCAATGATAATATCTTTATCATAATATTTGTCTAAATCAACTTGCTTATTTAATAAAGAATCAACCCGACACGGCTCTGTAATACCTGTTAAAATAGTATCAGGACTAACATTGTATTGCATGATTAAATGAGGGTATAGACTATTTAAATCAAAACTGACAACCCAATTATGTAATCCCGCTTGTACTTCTTTTACATATGCTCCAACATATGCTGCATTTTTTGTATGATCTTTCTTGGGTGGAACTATTATATTTCTATTCATTAAATCATTCGCGAGAATAACCTCCCACATCATTACCATTCCAAATGTGTCTTGAAAATTTACTTTAGCCTCATAAGCTAATGCAACCACCATTTCTATCAATTTTTTCTTTTCTTCTAATCGTTCTACAAGCTGAGCATCTTTAATATTATAATCAATAAACAATTGATAATTTTCTTTATATAATGTATAAAGATTTCCATACTCTTCAAATGATAATTTTCTTTCTCCTAATTCAACAGAAGCAATATAATCTAACCTATAACTTTCCGCAGGAGGAGAATTTCTTCTATATACGTCGATATAATCAATTACAGCTATTCCAATAAGATCATGAAAAATTGTTTCTCTGCCTCTGAAAGTTGTTGATCGCTCATTAACTAGTCTCCAAGGAGATAATCTTTTGACAGCTTTATTATCAAATAATCTAGAAATTCTATTAACCAAATATGGAATATCAAAACCCTGAATATTCCACCCTGTAACTATATCAGGAGCTAACTTTTCCCAAAAAGAAAGAAATTCTTGAACTAAATGATTTTCATCAGCACAGTGAAAATATTCAACATCCGGATTAGTATTATTATAATTACCGCAACCAAATACAAAATATTTTTCTTTTGCTCCAACAGTGATGGCTTGAATTTCTTCTGAGGCTGAAATTGGATCCGGAAAACCATGTTCTGAGGCAACCTCAATATCAATACTCGCAACTATGAGTTGAGAAAAATCATAATCAATACCTCTATCTTTGGGAAACTCATCGTAAATATAATTATATCTCCAAGCAGTCATTCCATAAATTTGAAAATTTTCTACTCCATCATATTTTCGAATAAACTCTCTTGTTTCTTTTATTGTACCCGGCTTGATGGGTGATAAAGATTTTCCATCAATAGTTGAATACTTTGTTTTTTCATTGGAAGGGATAAAAACTGTGGGATGATATTCAATGCGATCATCAAAACGTTTTCCGTTTTCATAACCTCTAACTAAAACATGATCACCAATTTGGTGTACATTTGTATAAAATTTCATTTATTAAAATAATTATATTCCACTTTGTGTCCATAAGATTTTAATTTCTTATAACACCATAATATTTGATCATCGACCCAACTTCTAGCCATATATGCTCCAATTAAATATAGAAATTGAAGATATACCAAAAGAGGAAATATCAATAATCGTTTCATTGAATCAGCCCATCTTTATATAATGTTTTTCCTTTTATTCTCAGGGCTGTATTAATTTTTCCGCGATTTTGACCATTTGTTTTATAAGAACAGTGAACCCATCCGCTGCTAGGTACGCCTTGAGTATAAAATTCTAAAATCAATTGATCGAATTCTAGATTATCTTTAACCCAACAAGCTAATTTATAATTACCTATTCTGGAACTTTCAAAATCTGCTGCTTCTCCAAAACAATGTTGACTGGTTTTAGATCCACCAACTGCTCTGTTTAAAGCTGGTCCTCTATAACCACTATTAATACGAACTGGTCCGAATTCATTTCTTATCGGTTGTAAAATATGATTTGCAACATTAGTAAGGTTAATCAGAATTTGATCATCTTCTGGCCAATTATTTAATCCCATTCTTTCTGCTGTTGAACTTTTCACTAGTTCAGGAAGAGTAAAATTAGGAGCAACCCTAATATCTTCTTCTGTTTTTAATATTAATTTCATTCTATAATCCTAAAAGAGGGTTTGTTATGAGCATATTTCCATATAACATATTTATAACGCGCCCTCTTGTATAATTTACGAAAAATAAATTATTTAGTTACAATTGGGATTAGTCTAGATTTCTTATCCTCAGGAACAATTCTTTCTAAGGTGATAATTAACATTCCGCTGGTCATAACCGCGTCGTTAACTATCATATCATCAGATAAAGTCCAAGATCTTTTAAACGAGCGCCTGGCGATACCTTGATGA